GATATAGTATAATCAGCGAAAAGCAGAATGATACCAGGCCTTCAAGGGAGCAATCCTTTGGGGGCTTTTCTTATGCCCAAAACAGGAGGTGAGAATGAAGTGCCAAGACGTCCGAAGCGTCCTTGCTCCTACCCCGGCTGTCCTAATCTGACAGAGGGAAGATTCTGTGAGGAGCATGAAAAGGAAGAAAACAAACGATACGAAAAGTATGACAGAGATCCTGCTACCAAGAGAAGATACGGCAGAGCCTGGAAAAGAATCAGAGACAAGTATGTAAGTGAGCATCCGTTCTGTGAACTGTGTTTTGCGAAGGGAGTTCTTGTAGAGACAGAAGAAGTTCATCACAAGATACCACTGTCCAAGGGAGGAACTCATGACAGAAGTAATCTGATTGCTCTTTGTAAATCATGCCATGCCAAGATCCATGCAGAAAATGGTGACAGATGGCATAGGAACTAGATCCCAGGGGCGGTCTGAATCTCTACAGATGAATCGGCGGGGAACGGTGCGGGGGTGTCACGCACAAAAATTGCTATTCAAACGGGGTATTAAAGGTCCCGGGAAACGAGGTGAGAAATATTGGCGAAAGACGGAACAGCAAGAGGTGGTGCCAGACAGGGAAGTGGCCCGAAACGAAAAGCTCTGACGGAGAAAATCTCTGCGGGTAAAACAGCAACCATCATTGATTTGCCTGAAGCTCCGAATCTGGAAGGTGTTGATATGCCGCCCGTGAAGGAATATATGAAGGCAAAGCAGAAAACAGGCACAGAACTCTGTGCGGAAGAAATATTTGCAGAAACATGGGAGTGGCTTAAGAAAGTAGGATGTACCGACTATGTGAATGTGCAGCTCATCAATCAGTATGCCATGAGTGTGGCAAGACAGATTCAGTGTGAACAGAGCATTTCAGAGTACGGATTTTTAGCAAAGCATCCGACAACCGGAAATGCCATCGCATCCCCATATGTTTCTATGCTCCAACAGTTCACAAAGCAGGCAAACCAATCCTGGTATCAGATTTATCAGATTGTAAGAGAAAATGCTTCTGTGGAATACAAAGGGGCAACACCACAAGATGATGTTATGGAGCGATTGCTCCGTGCAAGGAAAGGACAGTAAATATGATTGAAAAAGTAAATCCGAGCCATCCGGACAAGGTGGCAGATAGAATCGCAGGGGCAATCGTAGACCTTGCATACAAAACAGAAGAAAATCCAAAGATTGCCGTGGAGGTGTTAGTTGGACATGGTAAGTGTCATACCATCATCGAAACCACAGCAGACTTAAATCCGAATAAGGTAAAAAGTGCAATCAAACGTATTGCAGGAAAAGTAAAGTGTGATATTGTCATTGTTCCCCAGGATAAGCATTTGTCTGATAACCAGGCTAGAGGTTATAGATGTGGGGACAACGGTATCTTTAAGGGAATGCCTTTAACAGATGAACAGAAACAGTTGGGTAAGATTGCAAGAGAAATCTACAGCAGATATCCATATGATGGAAAGTACATTCTTGATGAGGCAAGACTTATCATTTGTCAGAGCAATGCGAAGACAGAGGAACTGAAGAACAGATATTACTATGCAGAAGTTAATCCTCTGGGTGATTGGACTGGTGGCACAAATGTAGATACGGGTGCTACTAACAGAAAACTTGGATCTGATATGGCAGACTCCGTAACAGGTGGTGGTCTTCACGGTAAGGACTTATCCAAGGCAGATGTATCTGTAAATATCTATGCATTCTTAAAAGCACAGAAAATGAAAAAGCCTGTCAGCCTTTGCTGTGCTATTGGAGACGATACGATAGATGGCATTCCTTATGATGAAATTGTAAGACAGGCAAGAGAATATATAGACTCCGTTGGTGGATTTGAGAAGTTCGCTGAATGGGGTCTTTTTTAATGGAGGTGCAGCATGGGGAAAACAACTACAGAAATGAAACTGGTGGAAACCTCTAAACTGATTCCATATGTAAATAATGCAAGAACTCATTCCGGGGAGCAGATTAACAAGCTGCGTTCTTCCCTTCGTGAGTTCGGTTTTATCAATCCTGTCATTATTGATAGAGATTACAACGTGATTGCCGGCCACGGAAGAATCATGGCTGCAAAGGCAGAGGGCATTGAAGAAGTACCTTGTGTGTTTGTAGATTATCTGACCGAAGCACAGAAGAAAGCATACATCCTGGCAGATAACCGAATGGCTATGGATGCAGGATGGGATGAAGAACTCTTAAGAGTAGAAATCGAATCCTTGCAGGCTGAAGCATTTGATATTGGTCTTACTGGTTTTGATGAAAAGGAAATCGCAGACCTCTTTGCATCGGATGATGATGTGGAAGACGATGACTTTGATGTAGATGCTGAACTTGAAAAGGCACCTGTGACAAAAGCGGGAGATGTGTGGATACTTGGTCAGCACAGACTTATCTGTGGGGATAGCACAAAGGAAGAAACTTATCAGATTCTGATGGAAGAAAAGAAGGCAAACCTTGTTGTAACAGACCCTCCTTACAATGTGAACTATGAAGGAAGTGCTGGCAAAATCAAGAATGACAACATGGCAAACGATAAGTTCTATCAGTTCCTGTTTGATGCTTACACTTGTATGAATAAGGCAATGGCCGATGATGCAAGTATCTATGTGTTCCATGCAGATACCGAGGGACTTAACTTCAGAAAGGCATTTGCAGATGCAGGCTTTTATCTTTCCGGTACTTGTATATGGAAGAAACAGAGTCTTGTACTTGGTAGAAGTCCATATCAGTGGCAGCACGAACCTTGCTTGTTTGGTTGGAAGAAGAACGGCAAGCATCAATGGTACTCCGGAAGAAAAGAAACTACCATATGGGAATTTGATAAGCCAAAGAAGAATGGTGATCATCCAACAATGAAACCGATTCCTCTGATTGCTTATCCGATTAAAAATTCCAGTATGACAAACTGCATTGTTTTGGATCCATTTGGTGGAAGTGGTTCTACACTGATTGCTTGCGAGCAGACAGGAAGAATCTGCAGAACAATAGAACTGGATGAAAAGTTCTGTGATGTAATCGTAAAAAGATATATTGAACAGGTTGGAGATACAGAAAAAGTATCTGTAATTAGAGATGGCATGACTATTCCATTTGATGAACTGGAGGTTGCTGCCGATGAAGAATAATTTAACATTAGGGAGTCTTTTCGATGGTAGTGGAGGATTCCCTTTAGGAGGCTTGATTTCCGGTATCACACCTGTGTGGGCATCGGAGGTTGAGCCTTTTCCTATTCGTGTAACTACCAAAAGACTGCCACAGGTAAAACACCTGGGTGATGTTAGCAAGATAAAGGGAGATGAGATACCGCCTGTTGATATCATCACATTCGGAAGTCCATGCCAGGATATGTCCATTGCGGGAAAGAGAGAGGGACTAGCTGGTGGAAGGTCATCCTTATTTTATGAGGCAGTCAGAATCATAAAGGAAATGAGGTGTAAGACAAATGGCGAGTATCCAAGATTTGTGGTCTGGGAAAACGTCCCCGGTGCGTTCAGTTCGAACAAAGGCGAAGACTTCAGAGAAGTCCTCAAGAGTCTCTGTGAAGTCAAATCAGCAGATGTTACTGTTCCTGAACCTCCAAAAGGGAAATGGAAGAATGCAGGAAACATCGTGGCAGATGATTTCTCCATCGCATGGAGAGTCCTTGATGCTCAGTATTGGGGAGTTCCCCAAAGAAGAAAGCGTATCTACCTTGTCGCAGATTTTGCAGGTGGATGTGCCGGAAAAATACTATTTGAGTCAGAAGGCTTGTCTGGGGATTTTAAGAAGGGCATCTTCCCGTGGAAAGGAACTGCCGAGTGTCTTGAAAGAGGCACTGATGAAACAGGCAGCAAGCTAGTCTTTGAGAACCATTCACAGGATACCAGATACACGGGTCCACTTAAAACAGCACCTACGGTAAGTTCTACCTATGGAACTGGCGGTAACAATCAGCCTTTTGTGGTAGAAGATGCCAAGTGCTTTGATGTGAGATTTACTTCTGAAGGAACAAGAAATGCTAGACAGAACTGTTATGAAACAGAGATTTCAAGAACCATAGACACGGGTGGTAATGCTCCGGATTCCAATCAAGGCGGTGTTGTAGTTGTATATGGTATCTGTGCAAAAGACAGTAATGCCATGAAATCTTCCAATCCACATAGTGGTTTCTATGAAGCTGATACAGCAAGATGTCTGGATGGTAACGGTGGGAATCCTACTTGTAATCAGGGTGGCATGGCAGTTGTATCACTGCAAGGCTCTATGATTGGAAGAAAAGAAGAGAACGGTCCAAGAGGTGATGGCATCAATGAAGATGTTTCATTCACACTTAATGCTACAGATAAACACGCTATTGTTTATGCTATTGACCGTGAGGCTTTCAATTGTGGACAGAAGTTCGCACGAACTCCTGGGATAAATGATAAGGGTGTTAATTCTACATTAAATACCCAAGGACCGAGTGCTGTTGCGATACCTGTTTTTTCTTCTTCCAAGGCATCCTTTTTTACAGAGGCTAATGAAGAACTGGCAAACACACTTGTTGCTACGGATTATAAAGACCCTCCGATTGTAAATGACAATGCACCTTCCTATATCGTAAGAAGGCTTACTCCTACAGAATGTGCTAGGCTGCAAGGATTCCCGGATTGGTGGTGCAGCCACCTTGAAACGGAAGAACCGACAGAAGATGACATCAAGTTCTGGAGTGAGGTGTTTGAAACTCATAGAGAAGTCATTGGAAAATCTACAAAACCAAAAAGTGAAAAGCAGATTATAAAATGGCTGAAAGACCCGCATTCTGATTCTGCTGAATATAAGCTTTGGGGAAATGGTGTGGCACTTCCGAACGTAATATTTGTTCTTTCGGGAATTGTGTACTATGCCCAGAATAGCACAAAGAAATAGTACAGTAATCTGCAGATATATAACTTGCTATTTATGTGCTTTAGAGTGATATATGTAGTACCGCAAAATAAAGGAGGTACACATATGATATTACATTTCAATGTAACAGGAGAAAAAAGAAAAGACATGGTAAAAGCAATTGAGAAGGAACTGGATATCAAATCCAAATACCTGGGAATGCCAAGTGCAGCATACCAGATCGGTACTTACAAGGTGCTAAAAGACGGAACATTAGAATTTGATGATACCGAAAGTATCGAAGAAAGCAGTAAGGTCATTGATGCCTGCGTGATGGCAACCGGAATTCACCCGGAAGAATGGGATGAAAATCCGTCCGAGAACCCAACAGAAGAGCCACAGCGCGAAGATGTGGGGCTTACAGTTGCCCTGCCAAAGGCTTACTTTACTGAAGGAACACTTGGAAACTTAAAGGCCATCGTGGCATCCAAGCAGACTCTTATTAAAAAGGCATTAGGACTCACCGAACTTCCAATCGAAGAAACAGATGAAAAGGTCAGCTTTCCTTGGTTTGGGATTAAGCCGACAGAAGACGATGCGGTAAAAGCCTATACCCATTTTATTTACGCACTTTGCGAAATGGCAAAGAATCAGAAGAGAGTCAATGCGAAGGAAAAGGATGTA